ACTTTCATACGGTGAAGCAATTCAAATAGCAAAAGTTGCACCTAATTTTTACAAACTTATGATGCATGCACTTGGTAATGGTAAACCAGAATTTGAACATTTTATAAATTGGTTAGCTTATATATACCAATATAAAAAGAAAACAATGACTGCTTGGATATTTACAGGTATACCAGGCACTGGTAAAGGTTTGTTTGTACATAAAATACTTAAACCTTTATTTGGTGAAATGCAAACGCCAATGAGAGCATTAGAAAATATAGAAGAACAATTTAATTTATATATGAGAACAGCATTGTTTTTAGTAGTTGATGAGTTTCGTATGGCTGATTCAGGATCTGTAGGGCGTATGGCCGATAAACTTAAACATCAAATTACAGAACCTAATCTTACAATACGTGCAATGCGTACTAATCAAATAGAATTACCTTCTTTTACAAACTTTTTATTTCTTACAAAGACAGCGACAGAAGATACAACGTAGCTCCTAGACAAGAACAAAAAATAGAAGAAGTGCATCCAGAATTATTACAAAATTTAAATACGTTAGAACCAGAGTTGTATATTGTTGCAGGCATATTACAAAAATTTAAAGTTGATGCACGTATGGCGCATACAGCTTTAGAAAACGATGCAAAAAAAGAAATGAAAGAAGTATCTATGTCTATTATAGAAGAATTTGCAAATGCAATACGTACACGCAACCTTGAATATTTTGCAGACGTATTAGATATACCACTTGCAAATACATTTGACGCAGGTGGTATTAGTACAGCACAAAGATATCTTAAAGATTGGTTAGCTGGTGTAGGACAAGAACAAGTTATACCTTTAGCTCACTTTAAAGTTGTATACGATGTACTTACAGATAGTCGTAATACTTTATCACAACGAGAGTTTTCTAAACGTATGTCACGGCTAAATATTAAGACTGCACGTAAACGTATTAGCAAAGATCGTGCAGCTGGTATACCCCGTGGGGTTGTGTTGACATGGAAAATAGATAATAATGTTTTACAACAGTTAATAAAAGAACATTTTGACGAAAGGGATTTAAACTTATTAGATAATGGACAATCTAACGCAACCCAATCGTCCAGACCTAATAGCAACAGTTGAGGTCACGGAGGATATCGAACTAGGGCTAGTACCTGCATGGTCATACTCCGCCTTAAAAACCTTTGAATCTTGCGCTTATCGCACTTACATTTCTAAAGTAAAACGTGTGCAAGAAGACTACGGACCTGCAGCAGAACGCGGTACACGTATACATGATCAAGCAGAACAATATGTACGTAGCGAAATGTCTGAATTACCAGATTCACTCAAGAAATTTTCACAAAAATTTTTAGAGCTAAAACAACTTTTTGCAGATGGAAAAGTCCAAACTGAAGGAGAATGGGGGTTTACCTTATCCTGGGAACCAACAGGTTGGATTTCTCCTGATACTTGGGCACGAGTTAAATTAGATGCATTCGTACAAGAAACAGATACATCAGCTCGTGTAATAGATTACAAAACAGGTAAACAACTTGGCAATGAAATTGCGCACAGCCAACAAGCTTTAATATATGCAATAAGTACTTTTTTTATGTTTCCAGACTTAGAAATATTAAACACAGAACTTTGGTATTTAGACCATGGTACAACTATGGAACAAACATATACGCGAGATGAAGCTATGCTTTTTATGCCTAAGCTACACGAGCGAGCAATAACTATGACTACTGCTACTAAATTTCCACCAAACCCTAGTACATATAATTGTAGGTGGTGTTCTTTTGGTAAAGGTCAAGAACCCCATTGTGAATGGGGAATAAGTTAAGTATAATTAACATTACATAAGCGTTCACCCAAATAACACCGAACGCAATGGTGGAGTATAGATGATAAATAATAATATCCCTGCGCCTTACGCGCATCAAAAAACCACAACTGATTTTATTATAAACACCAAACAGTGTTTAATTACATCAGATCCTGGTACTGGCAAAACACGAGCCGTGCTCGATGCGCATGCTGCACTCGGAGGTCGCACGTTAGTTCTTGCTCCTCTTTCTATTCTTGAAGCCGCATGGGGAGAAGACATACATAAATTTACCCCTGGACTTACATATGGAGTTGCGTATGCAAAAAATAGAGAAAAAATATTTAAAGATACTAGCTTTGATATAGTTATAACTAATTTTGAAGCTGTTAACTTCTTACAAAAAAATCCACAATATTGTAAACAATTTAATAATATTGTTATCGATGAGTTTACAGCTTTTAAAAATCGTACAGCTAAACGTAGTAAAAGTCTTGCAAAAATTATTGGACATTTTACAAATAGAATTGCTATGTCAGGCACTCCTAACAGTAATACTATTTTAGATATTTGGCACCCAACTTACTTAATAGATAATGGTAAACGTTTAGGTACAAGATTTTATGCTTTTAGACATCAAGCTTGTACACCAAAATTTAATGGTTTTGCTAATGAATGGATAGATAAACCTGGTATAGAAGAAACTATAGCAGATAGATTATCTGACATATCTATACGATTTGCTTTATCCGATTGTATAGATCTACCAGACAATATTGTACGTACTATTAATACAAAACTAACTCCTAATATACAAAAACAATATAAGACATTAGCTGAAGAATCAGTCCTGTACACTAAATCAGGCACAGTTAATGCAATCAACGCTGCTGCTCGTGTCAAAAAACTGTTACAACTTGTGACAGGCGCCGTGTACGACGAAGATGGTGTGGTTCAGTTTGTACACCAAGAACGTTACGACATAGTCATGACTCTTGTAGCACAACGTGCACATAGTCTTGTAGCATTCAATTGGAAGCACGAACGTGACGCGCTAGTAGATTTAGCTAACAAAGAAGGTATTACATATGACATTATTGACGGCACAGTACCAGCAGAAAAACGTAAAAATATAGTTGCTAGATATCAAGCAGGTCAAATACGTGTGTTGTTTTGTCATCCACAATCAGCTTCTCATGGTTTAACACTTACTCGTGCAAACACTGTAATCTGGTGTTCGCCTACGTACAATGCTGAACACTACCAACAATTTAATCAGCGTATATATAGAGCAGGCCAAACACAAAAAACCGAAACAATACTTATCCAAGCAAGAAATACTTGGGAACCTGAAGTATACAAAAAACTTAATACTAAGTTAGGTCGTATGGAAAACTTATTACATATCTTAAAGGAGGTATCATGAAAAAATTAAATGATTTGTTATCAGAAGTAACAAAGATAAGAACAGAAATAAAATCTGTTCAATCAGAAGAAAAACTTCTTAAAGCACAACAACGCGAATTAGAAAGTCAAATATCTATTAGAATGCAAGAGCAAGGGCTCGATAAAATTTCTAATGATGTTTGTACAATTTCACTTAAAAATGAAATTGTGCCAACTGTAGAAGATTGGGACCAATTGCATGAGCACATAATAAAAACTAATCAGTTTGAGTTATTGCAAAAGCGTATGTCTGCAACCGCCTACAGAGAACTTATAACAACTGGTATGGATGTACCAGGAGTTAAAAGTACGGAGCTGACTAGAGTTAACTTTAGGTCAGTGTAATATTAATGTTAGATGAAAAAAGGAGAACGTTCTATGTCTAATGATATAAGTATTGTAACAAGTGAGATGCCTGCTCACGTAAAACAAGGCAACAATCTGGGTAATGAAAACATTAACTCAGAACATTTATCTACTCCACGTTTAAAACAACTGCAACAGTTGTCAAACGAAGTAGATGAAAACCACAGTGAGTATATACAAGGCGCTAAAGTTGGCGACTTTATAAATACTGTAACAAAAGAAAGCTACGGTAAAGAACTTTACGTAGTCAATGTACACTTCAGAGAAGAGTATGTTGTATGGGTAAAAAGAGAAAAAGGTGGCGGCTTAGTAGGTACATTTCCTACACAAGCAGAAGCTATTAAACATCTTGAGGAAGCTGGTAACAAGGTTGAAGACCATGAAATTACGCAAACTCAAACTCATACTTTGTTAAAAGTAGAAGATAAAACAGGTAATATTTCAGAAATACCATTTTTGTTTGACTGTTCTTCTTCTAAGCTTAGAGTATCTAGAGAATGGAATACTCAAATTATGAAGCTAGGAGGCGATAGGTTTGCTTCTCTTTGGAAGTTATCTTCCGTACAAACAGCTAACAAAGCTGGACAGAAGTTTATGAATATTTCTGTTTCTAATGTTGGTTGGTTAAAAGAAGATACTTACGAAGTTGCAAAAAGTTTTTATGAAAAGACTTTTGCTACTAAAACTAAGTAATCTATTTACGTACGGGTGCGAACCATCTCTTCGCACCCAAGTACGTATGCTATACTCCTTATGTGAAAGAAAAGGAGTTCATAAACAAAGTGCACAAACACTTATCTAAAGAAGTTTATCGTTGGAAGATAAATGATCCTTATCACGGCGGTGTCCCTGACACTTATTATTCAGGCCCAAACAATAATTGTTGGATAGAATACAAATACAAACACACGCTGCCTGCAAAATGTACGTCAAAAATAAAAATTAACTTATCTGAGCAACAGCGTATTTGGTTAACACGTCAAAAAGAACATAATATATTTACGTACGCAGTATTCGGTTCAGGAGATCAAGTGTACGTAATAGAAGATTTTACAATTACAGAAATTACATTAAAAGAATTTAATAAAAATGCAGTTGCTTTTAAAGATTTTATACAAGCGCTAACAAAACACTGTTTAGGAGACACAAAATGACAGACATGGTTAACTCACCCCCGCATTACAATACTGGCAACATAGAGTGTATTGAAGCAATTAAAGAAAGTATGACACCTGAAGCTTTCAAAGGTTACTTAAAAGGTAATATTCAAAAGTACATTTGGCGGTACGAAGCTAAAAAAGGAGTAGAAGATTTAGAAAAAGCCCAATGGTACTTAAATAAACTAATAGAAACTTTAAAAAATACTAAAACTGCGCAGAACAATCTCTAATAAAGCTGATAAAAACGTTGTTTAAACTGAGGCTTAGGCCTTACCTACCTCAACAAAATGCGTTACACGCGATCCTGTGAGGTCATTTTCTTGGAAAAGACCTATTTTTTGATCTATGCTGTAAAACTACATTACTTCGTGAATTATTAGCAGGATTTCCGTCTACATGATGAATATCAATATGACTTCCTTTTCTAACCCTACCTTCTCTTAACATTTGTCTACGTATTTTATTACGTTGCGCACGTCTTTTTTTCTGTGCAGGTGTACCTTGGTAGTTTGCATATTCTTTTTTATAGTTTCTAGTCATTTAAATAGTATACACTTTTAATGCTTTTGCTTTACCTTTTACTTTTATAGTATCGTGCAGGGAACATCCGTCTACTTTTTCTGCTGTACGTTCTCCAATAAGTATATCTACCCCAGCTTCTTTAGTTGCACTTTCCAATCGTGCAGCTGTGTTTACAGCATCTCCTATTGCTGAATAGTCAAACCTAGTGTCAGAACCCATATTACCAATAACTGCTTCACCTGTGTTTACACCTATGCCTATAGCAATAGGTTCAGGTAATTCTTTTTGCAGCGCTTTTATTGCCGTACGCATATCTTGGGCACAGGCGACAGCGCGTTGTTCGTGTTCATCTAAATCTAGGGGGGAATTAAAGATGGCCATGCACGCGTCGCCTATGAACTTATCTACCATACCACCGTGTGCCTGGATGCATTCTACTTGTACGGTAAGAGCTTTATTCATTATGTCTGTTACTTCTTCAGGTTCTAACTTTTCAGACAAATTTGTAAATCCCCTAACGTCAGTAAACAAGAACGTGCAAGTTCTACGTTCTCCTCCTAACTTAAGTAATTCTGGGTTATTTTGTAATCGTGCAACTTGTTTAGGATCTAAATAATGCTCGAATTGTTTTTTAATTAATTGTCGTAATTTAAATTGTTCATTAAATCTTAGATAAAATTCTTGTACAGATATAAGTACCATTGATACTAAACTGTAACTAACATCTATAAGTACATTAGATGTAATTAAATACCAACCACCGACCGCGGTCATAGATCCAAGGCCCACGATTCCTACAACAGTACCAACTAAACCAAACATACGTACTATAACTATAGCTAATATAAGCACTGTTACTAATATAAGTAATTCGTATAATAATGCAGTGCCTGGTATTGCTGGTACATCTACCGTCATGCTTTCTGCTAGCGCTGCTTGCACGTGATGTGGATATTTTAGTCCATCACTTGTAGCTATTTGAGGCATTACACCTTTTGCACTTACCCCTACAAACACAAACTTATCTTTCACATTCATCTCATCTAA